AAAGGCCGACATACGCTGACCTAATTCGGACAATGTGCAACCCAGTTTACGACAGATTTCTAATCGGAATCTTCGGTCTGGGTTGCTTCTGAGTTTTTTACTGCTTCTTCAATTTCTTCGACACCTAAACCGGATAGTTTCTGAGCAACTTGAAACACCCTGTCCATAGCAGCCGAGGACTTCGATTGCAAGGCTTCTACGTCACCTATGGTAAATAATGCCACGCCGTCCTCGTTACGCATTGACAACGCACACAAGGCTGCTGTAGCCCCACGCATATCTGCTTTACCATCAACCACAAGCGAGTTGTTCCATTTGTCCTTTTCTTCGAGTGTGAGGCCGTAAACCATAACCTCACCTCCCCATTCAGGAACTGAAACCACGTCCGATTTAATATCTTTTGCTGCTAAAATCTGATCTCTGTCTAACATTTTCTTACCTCTCTATAAAATTATGCTGGTGTTGGTGTGAATACTGGCAAGCCGCTTACTTTCATCGACAATACCTGACTGATTTTATCGTTCATTGGGGCACTGCCGCCAACACCCTTATTGATGTAGCCATCGAATACAAGCGTAGCACTGTCCGGGAAAGTAATTGTCCATGCTTCGTTAACTGAGTCAATAGCTCCAATAACTGCGGCAGTCTGTGTCTTGTCGTAATTAACTTCAATGTCAACAACACCACCATCAATCATACCGCCGATAAACTCCATCGCATAATCACCAGGCTCCATGCTGGACACGTCAATATCTGTCCGGGTAAACTCTGGCAACGTAATATTTACTATTTCAACAACGCCGCCTGGTGCTGGCAAGCTCGTTGCTCCCGATAAGGTTGTTCCGTAACCACCGATTCCACTCATAATAATACCTTTCTAAATTCTTGTATAACTAGTTAAATAATCCTGTCGAACACCATGCCGACTTATCTTTCTATTTTCGGGTTCAAAGTCGTCTAAATCGCCTTCGTCATTCATGGCGATGTACGATATTGAAACCCCATCAACTGTACCACTAAATCCATCTATCACGGCCTTAACCGCGTTTGCTACATTCTCAGCCTCTAAATCAGACGCACCGTACGAGTTAATCTGCAATGTCGGCGTTGTGAATGTGTCCGGCCCATCCTGCGTATGAGTTGGGGACGTGCTTATCATGTAATAAACAACCGACATTTCGCCATCTTCGGGGTCTCCGCCCGGTGTTATTCTGTCACCAACCAAAGCCGTGAGGCTTACGTCTCCTGATAATATCGCATAAACCGCAGTCTTAATAGTCCCTGCACCTGTGACACTTGCTAGGTACACCGTTACAAGGTTAGACGGTGCTGATTCTATTCCGTCATTGGACGTAGCGTACATTTCGTACCACGTCCCAGCGATTAAACCGCCCTGCACGATATCGCCCGATGCAAGTCTTGTGTTCCCAACTATCCACGATGAAGCGTTTCTTTGTCGGTAATAAAGCTGTATTGTGTCAGTTCCGGTAATCGAAACCGTAACACTATCGCCATCAAGATTATCTACAACCCCAGTAATAACGGGAGCGTCAGGAGGTTCGCACGCCAAATTGCCTGTTCTTGTGTCAGGCCAACCGTAAACCACACCGTCAGCAACATTGCCAACGACAGGCATAACGACTCCCATATTTTGACCAACATTACCAGCAATTATCATGGCGTTGTGTCCACTTCTGAGGCTATAATATCCTCGGTAGAATCCACTGCACTTCCAGCAGGGTCTTTCAGGTTCTTTTTAAGCAACCCTGTTGACGTACCTTTGGTGTTGTATGTCAAAGTCCCTGCGGCTACATCCAGCACCTTGTCGGCTTCTTGGATGGCTGCGATTCGGTCTTGCTTAACTTCTGTCGCAAGGCCGTCCTGTATATCAGATACGGACTCATTAGCAATCTCATAAACACCACCAGCGACAATATTAGTTCCCTCTTTGACCACTACCTGATCGCCGACAACTATATTTGCATCCGTAGCCGTGTAATAGCCTGTAGTTCCAATTTCAGGGAGCGAAGTAGCTGCGGCAGTCCTTACCGTTCCTTCTGGCTGGTAAGCACCGTACGTCAGTGTTGCTCCGGTTCTAAATGTCAATTGTATTTCATTAGCCATAATTTAATCCTTTGTGGGGATTTTCTTTTCTTGTTTCTTTTCTTCGACAGGCTTGCATTGTACCAGCTTGCCGATCAATCCCGCGACTTCGCCATAAGGCTGTGTCGATAAATAATTTACTGTTTCCTGTAATAGTTTTTGTTCTACTTTGATTTCCATTTCTCTTTTCCTTTAGCTTACTATGTTTTTAATTATGGTTGCGTTTTGTACTGCCAACCGTTTTTGATACTTTTCGATATGCTTGTCAAGGATAGCCGTTATTGCTATTCTTGCCCTGTCGCCGACCGTGTTTACTTCTTCTGTTGTTGGCTTGCCGTCTTCGTCAAGCACGTACTCAATCGGAATCTTCGAAGCGAAGCAGCTTATTGCAAGCTCAACATTCTCGTCTTCGACCTCGTAAACAAATCCAGTGCTACCGTCTGTAACTTCTATTTCTTGTATTGCCATTTCTTGTCCCTTAATTTGTAACTTCATGCCCTACGGCTATTGCCCTAAAGCTTAATATGCTTGCACCTGTAGTCAATGTATCTTGTATCAATATCTGTAATGATTCACCTGTTGCTAAACGTATAACAACTCCGTGTTTGTCTTGGCCACCAAATGACCACCTTATTCTCACTCCAAAGGTGCTGGCTGGCGTTGTTCTATTTGTATAAACAATATCGTACGCCAGATTAGCGAAATCGCTATTAGATTTTATATTTGCAATGTTTCTGTATGTGCCATCTTTTCTCCTTATTACAAGCCCGTTGGTTAGTGCTGCAATATTAGCGAATAAACTGTCATCAGGTTGACTTGTGCATGTAAAGGCAAACATTAACCTTGTTATATCTATAGCTAAAGCCCCACTGCCTGGCCCTTGAATCTCGAATATTTCAGGAGTAGCAAGTGTACCGTCAACAAGCATATCTCTTGTAGTTGGTTGCACATTATCGCCTACTTCAAACGCAAAGTCAGATGGATTGTCCACGGTTATAGTGAATGGCCCTGTCCCCGCAACTGCTAAAACTTCTGCGAAAAAGAATCGTCCCTCGGCGGGGTGAAATATCCCAACATACGTACCAGCAGATATTGAAGCGACAACATCAATATCAGTATCGCCTATTGCTACCTGTGTTGCTATAGTTGTTGGAGCAGCAGACCCTTGCACGAAATATAGATCGAAAGAGGGAGTTGCTTGGTCCTGAACGCAAACGGCAAGACACCCCTGCCCATCATTATCTTCTACCTCGGCTATTACCCCGGTAGTCCCTTTTATGCTAACTTCTTCAAATGCGGTCATGTTACCACCATCCCTCTGTTGTTTCAAAGGTTAGAATTATTGTTGTGCCGTCCGATGCAGTCTTATCAACCGTATCGCCTTTTAGCAGATTGCCATTCCTTGCTACTGTTATATCGTTCCCAGAGCTTCCTGTATTTGTTATTCTGTACGTCTGCCCGTCTACCGGAGAAGCTGGCAAAGTCACTGTAAAAGCCCCACCGTCCGTATCGCAGAATACCTCGTGATACGTCTTATCAAGTGTTGTATTCGCCGTGAGCCTGTTTGTCTTGACTTGCCTGCCTGATTCTGTCTTGACTACACCTGTTACGTCTAAATCTCCAGTTATGAATAAGTGTGGTCCCAATGCGTGAAGAGCAAAGTAACCCTGAATGAGAGGGGCGGCAGCACTAGGACTTTGATTGCCTATTTGTAGAATATCGCCGTCAGTACCAGCAGTAAGGATTCCGCCTGCATTACGACCAGCGTTCTTACCGATCATTACATTTCTTACGCCAGTAGTTATCAACTCTCCTGAGCCAGTGCCTATAAATGTGTTGTTAGACCCATCGGTATAAGTGCCTGACAGGTTTACTCCTGAGCCGAACCCAACACAGACGTTGTACCATCCAGCCGTTAGCGATTCTCCTGCTGTCGTGCCTACCAAGGTGTTCCAGAACCCAGTTGTTATATTTGTTCCAGCCGACCGACCTATCATCACATTGTCTTCGCATGTTGT